CTCGTCGAATATCGGATAATCGTCAAGACCTAGGTATTCGTATGCAGGCGTGAAGTCGTTTCTGGCTTCACGACTAGACGAGGGGTCTATGCCCGCTTCCGTCTGCTTCTGCTCCACTATCCACCTAAGCTGTGTGGTGTAGTAACTCATGCCACGCCCTCACCTTCAAGCCCCGTGTGCGTCTGCATACCGTCCTGCGTCGGCTCGTACTCCGTCGGCGCGTCGCCTTGGATGTAGATGCCAGACTTGAACTTGACGGACACGTCAAGCCCGAACAGCTCGTTTGCCCTGTCCCATGCGTCCTCGCGGGGGGTCAGTCTCGTGAAGCGTGCCGCTTCGACATCACCCATGCCGCGCAAGACCTCCTGCCCGATTAGCCGTTCCTTCTTGTCCGTGTCCACGCCCTCGACTCCAAGGAAGGTCATCGCCTCGGACACGTAACGGCGCTTCAGCCTGTCCATGTCCTCACCGACAAACGGCACGGTCAAGTCCATGACTTCTATGTCCTTGAGGTCTACCGTGCCATCCGCATAGATTACGTACACGTTGCCTTGGGTCTGGGCCGCTATGTTCTTCCACGTGAGCTGTTGCGACTTGTCACAGCGAATGACCTTCGGGGTCTTCTGGTTCATCACGTTTATGTCTATTGTGCGGTCAATCTCAGCTATTCGCCGTGCGTACAGCTGTAGCATGTATATTTCAGGCGTTCGTAGCTGATTGTTCCAGATAACGACACTGTTCTCCTCGTTCAGGTCACGATAGAATCCGTTCGGTGCGTACACGCGCCTGTCATTAGGTAGGTTGTACAGGTCGAAGTTTCCGCCCAAAGACCCCGGAAGAACGGCGTATCCATCTGGTGCCCTCATTTCAGGGTCGTTCTTCAACGCTTCATCGTAGAACAGTATGACGTAACCATATCGCCACAGCCACAGTTCCATCTGCCTAACGTCGATGCCCTCGGGCAGTCCGTCGTACTCGAACAGGGATATGGCTATATCCAAGAACCGCGACAGCCACATCATGTAGCTTGCGTCGTTCATCCATATGTTCTCTGCACTCACGGCACGCTCAAGCTTCTTGCCGCCAAGGGGCAAACCCATGCTGGCAAGCCCTAGGCCCTGCCCGCCCATAAGACCCCACATTGCCGATTCTGGCATGATATCACCCCTTACGAAAGCGTGTTGTCAAGTCCGTAGTTTCCCACGTCCACAGTGTGCCAAAACGTGATGCCCCTGTCAAGGCACCCATTGATCGTCGCCATGCGGTCGCGCGGTATGGCCCCGCCCATGCTGGCCCCTACGGTCTTCACGTAGTTCCACGATGGCCTACCCGTCAGGTTCGGCATGGTAACCATGTCTATGGCATAGCCGAACACGTCAAAGAACTGGTCAAGCCTTTCCGCACTCTGCCTTTGCAAGCCCATGCGCATATATCCACCCATGTTTCTAGCCACGCCCTGCAATGCGTTGCTTGACGATTGTCCGCTTATGTGGTTGGGAATCTTCGACTGGTCGCTGATGTTAGCACGTTGCATGTCCGTTTCCATACCAGAGCTTATCGCCCTACCCGCGCCAGTGGCCATAAGGCCAGCGCCCATTACCTCGCCAGTGGTAAGGCCAAGTCCCAGCTTGCCGACAACGCCGCCAGCAGGAGCACCGGCACCCGTAGCCATAAGCGCCCCGCCAATCGCCACCATGCCGACGCCGACTAGTGCATTAAACATGTTTATGTTGCTCTTTGTCTGCTGCGTACTCGCATTCTGTGCCATCCAGTTTTGGTACGCCTGATATACCCACGAACATTGCGGATTCTGCGAAAGAACCATGGAATGTGCATAGTCAACAGATACGCCTTGGTGGTCGAGCACCGTCACGAACAAGGTTGCCGTCGCGTCCAATCCTTGCTCGAATCGCATCTTTACTTCGCCGTCCTCACAGTCTTCATACTTTACCGTAAGAACGCCGCCGTTGTAGTCTGTAATCACAAAGTAACAGTAAGGGAACGTCAGGCATTTCTTGTTTCGTGGGCTGTACCCACGTGCCGATACGGTGTACATAGCAAATGACCTATCTGGATACGTGTCACCATACGATGTTACGACGTGCGTACTTGCGTTGTAAGTTATTAGTGAGGACGGTACCATGAACATGCACGCTATGGATTCTGCCGCCCCTGCCTTGTTGATGTTGTCCAAGAAGTTTGTTAGCGCCGTCTCGGAGTTACGGTCGAATGCGTAGTACTTCAATCCAGAATAGATGTGATTGTAGTACCCACCTGCCACCGAATCGGAACCGTCAAAGTCACCCTCATTGTGCGCCGCAAATATGGAACTGCCGTTCTTTAGGTGCGGTATCGCATTAGTGCCTACCACGACAGTATCAAATGATAGGTCGGTGAAACGTTGCTCAGACAATATGTTCCCTTCCAATGACATAGCAGGCTCAGGAGCTCTCCACTCACCAAACGTGTCAGAAAGAACATGTTGACGTGCGACCATGCAGCGATTCACAACCATTAAACCACCCCACGTGTGCCACACGTCCTCTTGCACGGTTAGCGCCGTCGTGCCGTTGGCAACGTATGTGATTTCAGTAACGAACGCACAGAACAGCTGGTTGTTGTTCTGGTACACGCAGTAGTTGTATCCGATAAGCTCGTCTGCGTTGTACGGTACCCTGATGATACCGTTCTTGGGTATGTACGAGTAGTTGGTCGTGTGCAGGTCACAGAACGACGAGACTATGAGGGCCTTGTTCATCATGCCCTCATAGTACACGTGCCTGTATGTGCTGTCCCATGGCACCTTACCCAGCCACAAGTCGCCCTCGGGCGCCACCATCGTCGGCATGTGTTCCCCTTTCTGACAAAAAAAAATGCCCTTCCCGTGCATCATAGCACAGGAAGGGCGAAGGAAAAAGGGGCCTAGGCTAGGCAGTTACCGTCACGGTGCAGGTTCCCGAAACGTCGGGGTCGGCAATGCTCGTGGCCGTGACGGTGAGCGTGGTCGCCGTCTCGTTGGACGCGACTCGAAGCGTGCCGCCGTTCATGTACGTGCCGGACTCTTGGGCACCGCTTACCGTCCACAGTACCGCGCCGTTGTAGACGCCCGTGCCGGACACGTCGGCGGTGAACTCGACGATTCTGCCCTTCTTGCACGTTGCCGTCGTGACCGTGGTACCGTCCAACTGAACGTCAACGTCGGTAATCGAGAAGTTGGCCTTGGTGAAGACAACGGCATTGACGAACGGCGAGGTGGCGTAGAGCTTCTGCGTGAGCAAGGTGTAGTTCCAGTAGCGGCCCTCGGGGTTCCGAATGGATTCCATGTTGGTTAGTCGGTCGTATATCTGGAAGAAGTCACGATGCACGAACACCGCGCCCACGGAGTTGAGGACGGCCAACTCCTGCTCGGTGAAGTGAGCGTAGTCGGGGTTCTGTCCGAACAGGGCGTCCAGCCGTTCCCAGTCCAGCTTGTCCCACGGCCCAAGCGTAATCTTGCGCCCGATGAACTCCGTCTTCTCCATGTTGAAGGCGTTGGCTAGCACGTTCACGTCAACACGCGCATCCAACATGCCGTCGATTAGCACGTACATGTCGGACGTTTCAGACACGTTGTACACGCCCGCGCGGTTGTAGTCGCGCGACAAAAGGCCCATGTAGTTCGCGGTGCCTTTGAGCGTTGCAATGAGGTCACCGAGGTTGCTGTTGCTGGTGAAGTCGGTTACCTTGACGCCACGGATGCCGCCGTTAAGTATGTTGCGCCCGAGCATGTACACGGTGGCGCAGAACTCGTCCTGCTCCATGGACGTGTAGAGGACGCGAATGGTGGTCTCGATGAAGTTGTCCATCTGGCCCATGGAAAGGAACGCCGAACGCAAGGCTACGTCCTCGACCGTGGTCTTGTACATCTTCTCATAGTTCAGGGTGTAGAACGTGACGCGCACGTTGGGGAACTCGCGCTTGAACACGTTCTTCTCGGCTAGGTCTTGGTTGAAGTCGAATGGCTTTGCCAAATCGACGAACACGTCCTCGATTTGCTCTCCCATTTCGAGAACGCCCTTCTTGAAGACGGCTAGCTTGTTAGTCCACTCCGCTGAGCTGACGCGCGTCCACACGATGCGCCCGATAAGCACGTTGGTGAACCCGTCTCGGAAGGGCTGGTAACCCATGATGATTTCGCCAAGCTGGTGAAGCTGGTTACCGGAAAGGTCGTTAAGTTGAATCATTCTCTACTCCTTTTCGTTGGCGTAGGTGGCAAGCCCGGCTTTCACGAGTGCGTCTTCCAGCTCGTCGCTATTCATGGCGTTGATGGTGGCGTTTAGAACGTCCAGCGTGGGACGCTTCTTGGTCTTGCGCTCGATTTCCTCGGGGTCTGGTCTTTTGGGCATGGCTCTTCCTCTCTACGAAAACAACTCGTCAATGCTCATGGGGCGGGTGCGCTTGGGCTTCTCCGCACCGCGCTCGTCCTGCCTGTCTTCCTCGGCGCTTGCGTCGCGCTGGTCAAGAATGGCCTTGGCGTACTTGGCCCGCGCTTCGCGTGCGCTCCTGCGCTCTTCCTCGATTGCCTTTACGAACTGGTCGCGCTGGTCTTCGAGGTCGTTCATCTCCTCGCGCAACTTGTCGTAGTCCTCCTGCGAAACCACGTTGGCTGCCGTGGTTCCCTCGGGCAGTTCGTCAACTTCGATGTACGGCATGGTTTGCCCCTTTCCAATAAAAATGCCGTGGTACCTTGCGAAGAAAGATACCACGGCATTGTTGCTGTTGTCAACGGTCTATTTGGGCCTTTGGCCTACATTGATGTCCCGTTCTCCACCATCTTATACAGGATTTGGAAAAGGCTGCCCATATCGCGCTCGTTCAAACCCTTAATCTCGTCGGCGTTTATCGCAACGGCGTAGTCTGGTTTCTTTCCGTTCGCCTTTGTCATGCATACTTTGACGGAGTCCTGAATATAACGGCTCTGCCCTGTCTTCTCGATTATCATTGCACGCTCACCCCCTCCATCACGCCGTCCCTTGCCAGCTGGCATAGAGTCTCGTACAGGCTTGGCAAGTCCCTCTTGTACAGCGCAATCTCATCGTCTGAAATATCCGATATGGTAACGAGATTAGTTGCGCCCAACTCCACCCTCACGTCACCGCACCTGTACACCGTGCCTACAGATACCATAATCCTACCCCTTAATCCTGAATGCCCCGTCTATCAACACGATGCCGCCACGCACCCTGTGCTGGTACAGCTTGCCTTGGTACTCCGCCCCAAGCTCGAA